GTCGCTAATCACAGGGTGCTGAGGTGTTTTCCCCCCCAGATCTAAGTAAGTCTGACAACCTCCCCTTGTTTCTTGTTGCGCAGGTACAGGGTTCCGGCGTGTGGTCCCTAGCGGAGCTTCGCATTAGCACGCTGGGGAGCACTGAGTTTTGTTATGGCAGTCCTCCACTGCTTGCGGTTACTAAGAGCCACCGGAAAATCCTCATCATTCCACTCTGGGACCTTGTCCTTAAGTGGAGACCAAACCTTTACTGGGAACACCATGTCCCTATCCAGCCGACCAGCAACAAATGAGTAATCCCTATAGTGCTGCTTCCACAAAGCTGGAATAACAGAATCTATAGACTCGTGGTCAAGAACCTGGACGCTCATCAAAGAGCCAAGGTAGTCCTCGATCGCTATCTGCGTCGAGATGGAAATGCAATATAGTTTTTCAACCAAGAGCCGGGTCGCTAACCCTGGCTTCTTGTGACTGTACGGATTAACAGTCTTCATTGCGAGCAGCATTTGCTCCCTCTCATAAAGCGAGCCGCCCTTTCGGTCTAAGTATCTACGGAACAACCAGGCTGTCGAATGCCTATGAGGGTTTTGTTCGGTGGTTACTCGAATCCCATACGCTCCTAGAGCTGCGATAATGGGACAACCGGGATACTGATATGCTAGGGAAAGAGCCTTGCACCGCATTAGCTGCCGTAGCTTATGTGGCCGCACGCTTGCGTACGTGCGTTGCACCCACCCAAAATTATTTAAAACCTTGCGTGGGTCTGTGACGTTAATGCGGTCTACACGATCAAACACTAACCCACAGAAGGATGCGGTCGAGATGGTGTCATGCACCTCAACTTTAATAATTAAGCCCAAAAGGGCGAAATCCTCTTTCGTGGGGGGAGTCCCCACCATGGTAAAGAGACCATCGTCTCCTTCAACCACGCCACGTATATGCTTACAGCCCTTCTTTTTACAGATGAACTTCATGAACATTAGGTTTGAAAACCCATTGCCCAAAGACGTGCACATCTCACCAGACATACGACATGCCTCCAGCATTAGTCGAAAGTCTTTAAAGACACAGAGGTTGAGGCCACCTAAGACTTCTCTTACAAGGTGCATGAAATCAGCGCCCGACGGTAGGCGACTGGTCATGAATGCATAGAGCTCGAACTCGCATGCCTCCATCAATTCTCTAACAAACAGACTTTCAAAGGACGTGTAATCTGTTGCTACATATTTGGCTCCTTCGCGATGTAGTAGACCCATAATATAATCTGGTCTATCGGCTACAGGTACATGCTTGATGAAGGCAGAGTGTTGAAAAACTTGCTCTTCTATCAGCTTGAAGATGGGACCTACAGCACACTTGAACTCGTCACTGCGGGAGAAGATGCCGCGGCTGTGCTTATAGGTTGGATAGTCCTCATCTTTCGCAAAAGAACTGCATCGAAAGTAACGGTGGGCTTTGTCTGGGTCCCATAAATTCCGTATCTCTCCAACGCGATCCCACACAACTCGGAGTTCTTTGCGT